GGGCTGTGAGGTCGTAAGTTGGAAGGTCTTGCCCACCGACCGACACCACACCGGGTGCCAAATCAGTAACGGCAATCGCCGAGTTCATTATTTGATCAGCGATAGTCATGAGGTAATCCCCCGCATCCTGGTTACCGGGGGGAGGAGCCAAAATGCGAAGGCGAAGGGTGATGTCGCCCACGTTGTATGTAAACGCCGACACCGTAGGCAACTCGATAAACACCGACATAGGGCGGGCATTACGCGGATCAGTAACAGGCTTCAAGCCAAGCCCCGTCAGCGCCGTTTTCACAGCGTTTACAGAATCAACAAGAATACCTGACGCTGGCATTACGCAACCTGCGCCCTACCACAACCAAGCAGCTGCATAATACGACCCAACGTCGAAGGCACAGGGAACGAACCCATAGCATCAAACGAAGCAAACGAATCAACCGAACCACGCTCACGATAAAGCGTGGCGGCATACATGATTGTGCCTAGTTTGACGTCGGCGCTGGGCACCGTGGTCATGGAGTCGATGTAGCCCGCTTCGCGACGTTTGCGGTAGCACCAAGCGTTGCTGGCGTTTACACAAACGGTGACAAATGCGGTGTCGTTAGCGGTCGCCACGTCAATACCGAGCCACGACAACACATCGGCTGCGATAATCCACGACACAGATTGTGTGTAGGTCAAAGTGCCAGATGCCGCCCCGTAGGCCACGTCTGTGCCGGTGTTGGCGTAAACAATTTGGTTAGGGCGGGGAATGTCGTAATCAAACAACAATTCGCCCTCTTGGGTGGTGCCTTCGAAGTAGTACGGCTCTGTGGAGACGACTACTGCGGTTGCGTTGAATCCTGTGGTTGCGACGCCTGAAATGGTGACAGTGTCGCCCGTTTGGACTTCAAGGTCGGTCAGGGTCTGAATGGCGGCGTAGTTATCCGTCCGTTGTACGAACGTGATTGTTGCGACAGCCATTGCAGACCCTTCCCTCTACCTAGTGAATGTTTACGCGAATGTGAACTTGACGAACTTGGTTTCGTCGATCATCAATGCTGCGAAGTAGCCACGGAAAGCGATTGTGCGTGACAGCGTTGATGGTGAGTCAAGGCTGATCGCGCCCTTCTGCTGTTCGTACAGTTCGTAACCGGATGCGTCACCGACGATGGCGGTACCAGCTGCAAAGTTGCGGTCTACGACAACTTGCAAGCCGAAAGCGTTGCCGCCGTACTGGTTTACACCGAGGTCGCCTTGTGCGTTCATTGGGCCAACTTGTGGGAACAATGGACGGTTTGAGCTGTCGGAAAGTGCAAGCAGGTTGCGCCAGCGTGTTGGATCAACGAACAAGTGGGTTGGCAGGTTGCCGTTTGACGAGTTCAAGATGGTCGCTGCTGCTTCTGCAATTTCGGCTGTCCATACTTCAGGCTTGGCGATGTCTGCGAGTGCAAATGCTTGTGTGACGGTTGCGCCAGAAACAAGGGTGTCTGCGGCGTAGTTGTCGGTGGCGTTTGCGTAGATACGGCCCATGTCGTCAAGAACGACGGACAAGATTGCTGGATCTGACCAGTCGATATCGGCTTCGGAGATGTTTACATATCCACCGAAAATTTGCTTTGTGACTTGGTTGTTGAAAACGACCATGGTGCCTGCGGTTGGTGACTGCTCACCGATGGATGCGCCGATGCTGGTGTGTGTGGTGACTTCTGGACGGATGAACACCTTGCCACCTGCGGGCATTGCGCGGACGCCGATTGCATCAACGACAGGGCGACGGCCGATGAAGTTGTTGTAAACAGGCGACACGATTGGGGTTGGCAAAATACCGGGTGTGTCGGTTGTGACGATGTCTGGTGCAGCTGCGCGAAGTGCTTGGCTCATTTGGTGCCATGCATCGCCACCTGCTACTGCTGCGGCGATGTATTCAACTGCTGTTGGCAATTCAACGTGCTTTTTTGCTTGTGCAAACACGATTGGTGCTGTTGGAACGATTTCAGCCGAAGCCTCAACCGCTGGGGTTTCTTGTGACATGGTTTCCTCCTCAGGAATGTCATTGGGTTGGGTTTCGTCTGCCTCATCCTCTTCAGGTTGTGAGGCGGCGATTTCTGTGATTACAGCATCCGCAAAAGCGGGCTGAGCCACAAGACTTATTTCGACAAGGTTGGCTTTGGAAACGACCATTGTGCCGTTCTTGTCGTATTTGAACTTGACGGGGATTGCGCCGACGCTGACTGAGTCATACGCGCCAGCCTTAACTAACTCGATGGCTTCATCGGATGCGCGAGTCTTAGCAAACTTGGCTGTAAACAGTAAGCCTTCTTCGGCCTCAACTAACTCGGTGACAACACCACGCAGCTGCGTCATGTCGTGACCCTCAATCAGTTTTGGTGCTTTAGCGTTTACGTCAAAAGCGCCACGGCGAAACATGACGGATTCGCCACTTGACACCGTTGCAGGCGTGTCCCAAGGAACAGCAACGCCCGTGATGGTGCGGGGTGAGTCCTCACCTGCAGCGGCGTCAAGGGTGACAGGCACGGCTTTAAATTGGATCATGCATCTTCCATTTCATCTGAACGGCGGGAGTCCTCGGCGACTTCCCCGGCGTAATCTTCCATGTTGAATTCGACGTAGCGACCGCGGGGCAGAATGTTGTCGGCTGACAACGTCTGCTCAATGCAGTCGAGATAGATGCGAGCGCCAAACAAGTAGAGGTCTTGGCGGGCTTGCTCAGCGTTCTGGTACGTCATTGATGCGCCCTCGGTTGGAGCCGACACGAGATAGGCGGGGATGTTGCACAGGCGAGCCATTTCTAGCGCCTGATACTTGCGCTGGTCACCGATGACCTCTTGCGGATTCGTCTTGTATTCACGAAACTCCACTTGGCGAGATAGGGCACCAATAGCGTTCGCTTTACGAGCCTGAGCCCACGCCGACGCCAGCGAGCCTAAGTCTTCACCTGACAAATCTTCGCCGTCCACCTGCTGCAAGTAACCGGGTGTGGTTTCCAGCTGGGCGTAGCGGTCTGCAGCCTGATCTAGGTAGATGCTGGTGTTAATAGCGCGAGCGCCAATTTTTAGGATGCCTTCGATAGGGCTGATGAACTGCACCACGTTGTTTACGTCTAGCGGTTGCCCATTGAACTCAAGTTCATCTGATGGCCCGTAAAACTGTGGGTAGCCCGTTTGTTTAACGCTGGACATGTTTGATGCGGGGAGCCATGTAAACGCTGCGGGGAATCCTTGCTGGCCTGCACCCTGCGGGGCGTAGCGGCGAGTGATATAGGCGTACGCCACACCGTAAAAGAACAAGTCGGAGAAAATGTTTACAAAGAAAAACGACCGGGAAACTTTTGGATCTGGGCGTTCCATCCACGGCTCAAGCGGTAGGTAAACCTCTTCGTAGTTTTCGCCCATCCACTGCTTTGAGTAATGCTTCAATTCGAGCGAGCCAATAAGGCCAGCAATCAAGTCGCGGGAACGGGACACGGTCGGCACGGACAGCGCTTTAATTTCGTCGGTGCCTGTTTGGTAAACAATGAAGTTCCCAACATTGGCTGCACCAGCGGCAGCCTTAACAGGCGCAGCTGCGAAGTGCGCCGTTTCAACTTTGCGTGAGAAAATACCCATGTGCTTTGGAGTCTTACACAAGGTTGTTGCAAATGCAACTATCTCACGCAGAAACTCCGAACGCCACCCGACCACTAGACGTGGGGCGAGACACCATGACCGTGGCGGCAATTAAACAACGGCAAGCCTCAATCGGGCCCGGTGACCGTTGGCTAGAAACAACGATCGTGTTTTGGGCGCGGACTAGGACGGCGCGAGCGATGTGTTCGGCCAGCATCTCGCCGCCGTCGTGTTTAATTTTGCCTTCGCCAATAAGGCTGCGACAGATGCCCGTCCACTTGAGCAACTCGCCATAGCCCCACTCTTGTTTACGGCGAATATATTTCTCTGGGGTATGCACAGCCAGCGACGGGGTAATCGCCAAGGTCAATTTCGGGTCTGCGTCAAGTGCAGCTGCTATCTGCTCCCACAGATCATGTATCGAGTCGGTTGTGAACTTGATGCCGGCAACGATTTCACCGCTGGTGTTTTTGCGTCCCCACACGGCGACGTATTTGGAGTCGTCCACAGCGGAATCCACAGCCAACACCGATGGCCCGCCGTCATGGGTTAAGTCATCGGCGATGCGGTTGTTCCACAGTCCGACAGGTAGCCAAGAAGATGCAGCCGCCACCCATAGGTTGCAGTGCGCTCGAAGGAATTGGTTGCGGTCGGGTGCTGCCGCTGCCGCTTGTAAACCTTTAACGGTGATGGTTCGGCCGAGGCTGGGGTTCGGGTAGCCCCAATACGTTTGATCTAGCGGGTCTACGCCAGACGGCAAACTCCACTCAGCCATGTACAAGTCACCTTGCTCGCCCGCGTCAATCAGACCAAGCCCCTGCTCCCGCAACTTAGACATAGCCCGACTCGATTCATCACCAGCGGTGGAAGTCATCCAACACAACGGGCTAGGCACCGCAATTTGTGACGGCAACAAAGCACCGAAAATGGTGGACTCCGACATTGCCCAGACTTCGTCAAGTAGCAACAGATCCCAAGTGCCACCGTGTTTCTTACCGGTCGCCGACTTAACCGCGTAAACACTTCCGTCTGCCATTTTGACTTGGTGGCGGCCATAAGCCCACGTCACCTTGCACAAATCAGATTCCTCCCACAACTCAAACGTTTCGCGCAGCTCCTCAAACACTTCAGTTGCCAGCGCCAACTCATGCGCCGATGACATGATGCGGACAGGCCGACCCCAGATGCGGGGCAACTCCGACAACGCCCACCCCACAATCGCCGCGTTCATAGTCGTTTTGCCGTTCTGACGTGCAGCACTTACCAAAGCCTTTGAATGAGTAAACCGCAGTTCGTCATCATGCATAAAAGCACCAGTCAAAGCGTGAACCTGCCACGGAAAAAGGGTTCGAGCCAAATGACGCTCAGACCACTCAGCAATCTGGGCACCAAAACTGTGACCCCCAGCAGTCGGCGTTTCAAGCCTTGGACTGTTCTGCCCTAAACCGTGAGCATTAAACGGAGACAGGGAAGAACCGGGCTGAACTGGTTTGGTTTCCTCGGATAGATTCCGAGA